GGCATGCATATAATCTGTGATTAAAACACTATAACTACGCAGTGGTTATAAAACTACAATAAAAAGTCTATAATGACTACATTACACAACATAGAATATATATATAATGGCGTTACTTCTTCTTCACGAAAGTGGAGGGGGTTACATTAGTACGCCGATAGTTACCATACTGGTTAGGAACATGACCAAAAGAGTTGTTAACTATAGAAGCCCTGCCTACGTGCGAACCAGTCGCAAAGGAAACCTTGTATGGGTCAAGGAGTCCATGGGATGTTCCCCCATAGGCTATAAAGGCTGGGAGGCCATGTTGGCCTAGGGCTTGTGAATGCTCTCGAATGATTCCTCGTCGGAATCCAAAATCTCGAGCTTGGACCTCAAAGGCCGTCTTTTGATTGATCCCAGCGACTCCGAGAGAAGTTGCTGAGTCAATAAGGCTTGAGATGAGGTTGAGCCCTGAGGCTGCTCCAATTGCTCCTGCACCCCCAGCCATCTGTCCAACCGTTCAACAAGATCCAAGACACTCGCATTATTCCCTCCAGCTGGGGCGTTCAACTTATAATCCACTGGCACCATCCCAACATATGTGAAACATATGGGACCGGTGTAGTAGATCGCAGTCGTCGCCGTCCCGGTGGTGAGAACCCCATTCGGGTAGAGTTTGACCTGTACGGTGGTAGCACCCGTGGCATCAGCCATGTTGTAAAGGCCACACATCGATGTAACTCGTGGGGACTCCATGAACACCGTTATCATCTCCTGAGTCGAAAGGACCAGGCCTGCTTGGCCGGTCTTCTTCAGGCCAGCGTACAGAACCAAAGACTCACCGTTGTTCGGAGTGAAACTCGGCTTCTGCACCGGGCTGTCCTTCCACGTCAGCGCCTCACCATCCTTGGTCCCTGTCACAGCAACCCGTGTGTTGGCTGGAATGGTCACAGCTGCATTTGGGATGAAATGTGGCTGTGCTCCAATGGAGGCCAGCTTAACGCGTCCAACCGCGTGGTCCAAACTCCCATCCGTCTTGTAGAATGTCAGGGTCGTGTGGGTGCTGTCCGAATTGAAAGCCATCCAACATGGTGGCAGCGACTGGGATGCCTTGTCACTCCCAATATCCCATGGCGTGCCATCTGGGTTGTAACAAATCAACTTGTAGTCAGTTGTTGACACCTGAACAGTCTCAACAATCATCCCGTCTGCCGCCGGGTAGGAGATGCAATAGGAGGACGTGCCGCTCATCCTTACCGTCGTCGCGAAGATGTCCCCCATGATCGAGCTGGCGCTCTGGGCAGCGACCAACAAGTCGACCACATGCCATCCTCTACCCCCAGCTGTGGCAGGCGTGCACAACGCGCGGCCCGCATTCTGCATGTCGATGTCGTTGGGACCTCCAGAGCCGCCAAGACTAATGGGCATCAGGAAGTTGAAGTCAAAGTCCGGCATAGGCCTGGAAAAGATGGAGATGTCGAGCGTCATCACATTGGCGCTGTTACCTGCCGTCACGATGTTCGTCAGGAGATACAGCACCACCTCTCCCCCGGTGGCGATTGGGTCCTCGGGTCGGGCGTTAGTTGGATGCCACAAGACATACTTGATGTCTGAACACGCCATCAGCACATTGTCCATCAGCCTTATGTCCAGGATGGCGTGCGGGAAGGCCGTGACCTGCTCAACCGAATAGGAACCAGAAGCCACATTTGGTGGAAAGTAGGCAACCAGGAACTTCCCTCCGATGAAGTTGTTTGCTCCCACTGTCATCATTATCTCAAAGCCCCCGCACCACGCATTGTACATGGTGCTCAGCAGGTTAGTCCACATGTTGATGCCTGGAGACACCTTCTTTCTCCAAATCACCGAACCGCGCGTCATGTTGGTGCGCACGGAAACCATACCCCCAGGAACCATGACAAACCGTTCACGTATCGCAGGATCCAGCTGCACTGTCGGTCCGCCAGACGTGGCCAACGCGGTCTCAATCCCAGCCGTTTGGTGAGCTAACCCAGTTGCCAAGGCCGGCAGACCAACGACCTCACCAACACTCTCGCCGCCAAGTGACTCCGCTGAACTAACTGGCTGTACCTCACCCGTGCCACCAACATGCCAAGACACAGCAAGCAGCTTGACACTTGACAGACCAACAGCCCTGTTATATTCCGCCAAGACCTCCTTCGGATTGAAGCAGTCGTAACTGGGGATTATCACAGGCAGTCGAAGTTTCTTCTCCCTGGCAAATCCAATTATCAACCGCTTAGCATCCTCGAACTTGGTCTTGCCATGCTGCCAGAACTCGCTCATAACCGACTGAAAAACGCCGGTTGCTCGTGTCCCGACCAGATCTGCACTCTGGACGCCAGTAGAGTGGTCATACGACATATGGCCCCTCATCCAACTCAAACCCTTCCAGATCGAGGCCTCCTCGAGAGGGGCCCGCCATTCACCATCTACCTTCCGGAAACTCCGCTTAATAAACGAAGTCTCTCTGAGAGAGGTGCACCTGGGGGCCCCAGTCTTCGCAGCATTTGTAGCTGCGAAACCTCGGGCCTTCCAACCAGCGACGAGCCAATCCGCCACAAGCACGTCATCCATTGCGAGCACGATGTCATCACCATATGACACGAAGTCCAAAGGGCATCCCATCGAGCCAACCGGAGCAGCGCCGTGCTCTAACAGAATGTCGTTGATGGTCAGGAGATGTGACGTGCAATTCATCTGAGCGGTACAGACTAAGCCCGACGGCAGACCTGTTCGAGTAGGCCCGAACTGGGTCTCTGCCACAATCAGCTTTTGCAAGTCTTGGCGCACCTCAACACGATGGTCCTCCGGAGCGAGCACCGCCAAAACCTCTGCTGCCTGCCTCAACAGGGGGTGGGAATTTGTAGAATCCCATCTCCCAAAGTCGGCATCCATCACATACCGCCACTTAGAAAGGCGTTGGCAGACCTGAGCCCAGGTCCCGTTCTGTTGAGATATGCCTACGCTCCATATGTGCACCCCACACGTATCGGCAAGGTGTTGCAAGCCAGGCCCGATGGAGCTCTTCACACGAACAGTGTCATGAACGTCAAAACAGAAGATGGGTCTAGTCAACCCCTTCTGTCTCTTCACCTCAGGACGCAGCTCGTCTTTAAGAGACACGCGACACTTCCCTTCACAGGGGTTGTTCACGCCTCGCCAGAAAGTGGCCGCATACTGCCTGAGGGGGACACCATCAGCATCAAAAACATTCTGTTTGACTGTGCCATAACTTGGACCAGCCGCCGTCAACATGTCCAGGGACCTCACGGTTGCTAATATGCTCCACTTCACTCTGGCCGACTCCGGCACCAGGTACTCCAGATACACCTTGGACGCCTCCAAGGCGGCTGGCGAAACACTGTTGTCCACGCCAGGTTGGAAAAACACTTCACTACTGTGCCTCACCATAACCTCCTCGTTTCCGCCATCCCACACCTTATCAGATGGCGCCATATCTTTCTCGTCTGGAGCAATGCCGGCGTACTGAGTCTTGTGCAGGAAGGTGTAGTTGTGAGTTCGTGCGTGCCATCTCACCTGGTCTGGGTCCACACGGAGAGGCACTACCATAAGGCGCTCACCCCTGGTTCCGGCGGCAAGACCCACCAACTCAACACTTTGCCCAACCTTACGGACCCAAGGGAGGCCGCAATCACCTGGTTCACTCATGCCTCCTTCAACCATACACATTTCAACCAGCTTGCCCTCAGGGTTTGCCACGTTCATAAAGCTGTGGACTCGGGCACGTTGAATCCCATTGGGGCTTAATTGGTAAAGCAACTCCCCCAAAATTGGTCGGGAGAAAGGCGCCTTGCATATCTGGTAGGGATTCTTCGTTGTCTTGATCATGCAAAGATCAGTGTCACCATAGTTCATGATGACCACTTCTCCAAGCTTTTGGTGCCCGATCTTAGTCGCACCCTTGATCACGTGGCGGTTGGCCAAAAGGCCGACAGGCGTTGACAACGCCCAGCCTTTAGCACACCCAACAGCATCAAAGCAGGGAACAATCCAGTTGTTAGAGTCGAACGTGACCACCTCGGTATAATCAACCTCCCTGCGGTCGCCCGCCCATGGGGAGGAATTCTTGGCTGTCAACTGGTAGTCACTTTCCTTTGTATGGTGATAATTCCTAGTCACTCGCCTGGCTGGGCCCTTCTCGTCGTCGTCCATTGGGGTGTGGAACCTCACTTTGCTTTCCATACTCATGGCAACCATCCCCAGAACCGTCGTCATAACGTTCAGAATGGCGCCGCTGATGGCCTTGGGGAGTTCATACTCATCCTCCACGACTTCGTCGAAGGCAAAATGGTCCACGGAAGGGTTCGAGGAAAAACCCAACCCAGGATTAGCTAGCGACCCCTCTTCTACTATAGCACACCTGAGTTTGCCCTCATAGGTCCAGAAATTCACCACAGCGTCTCCGAACTTAACACTGCACCTGGGGATTGACAGCTTCAACTTGGCGTCATTAACAGAACACACCAGGGCCTTCGGGTTGGTCTTAGTCTTGCCCTGGATCTGAATCTGTTTCAACACTGCTGCAAAACTGGTGAGCAGGTTCAACCCCGGAACAGAATACCGCTCAAAAGACAACAACGTCTTCAACGGCTCAGTCCCGGCGCCAACCTGCTCAACAGACATGTTGGTCTCAGCTGCACGGGGATAAGCCTCCGTCTGGACGGGAGCAATATCCCCCGAGGCCACCTTCGCCACTGGTGCTGACGCCCGCACCTCCTCCAACAAAGTGGTGTAGGTGTAGTGCGTTCCATCCGGCGACATAACATCGACTATTCTGGACCAGCCAGAGTCAGCCATGTCGGCATGGGTATAGCGCGTCCGCCAGTTCTTCTTCTTGAAGCTGAACTCATAATACTTGACGCGGCGCTCGAATGCAACCCGTGCCTCTTTATCCATCTTCAAGAGTTCCGCCTTCCATGGGGCCGTGTTAGTTGTGATAAGCACTGGCATAGGGTCGGTGTCGTCCTCCAGATGCATCACGCGATCAACCATGGTCTTAAAAGACTCACTCTTAGTCCAGCTATCATTTATCACCTCAAACTGGCCGGACATCTGTTCAGCCAGTGTGGTTTTCCCGCAACCAGGAGGGCCTCGGAAAACAATAACTGGTACGTCCTTCCCGTGGAAGACCAACGTAGCCGGCAATTCACTCTGGTCTTCCAAAACACGCTCCCAGCGTCTCTTGACAATGCTCTTCACGTCCTTTATTATCGCGTCAAGCGCCTTGACCTTGGGTGCCACGTGACCTTGAGCCCCACCGTGAAGGTAATCACCTTTCCAGTTACATGCCCCCGCCGGGAGTTTGCTGTAGGTGCTTGGGCTACCAGAGAAAATCTCTTTGTAGCGCTCGTCAGTAGGCACCCTGTTGGGGTGATTGGCCTTCCAAGCCTCCAAACCTGCATTCTCAACCAAAACATGGTGGCTCACTCGACGTGACAACGCGTCCGGGAACGCGAACCCACTGTAGATGTCTTCACAGTTGGTGGTCAAAATAATGACCGCAGGCGCTTCATGCCAACCTTTATTGTGAAGCAGGTCATTGTCCGTCACAAACGGATTGGTGTCGGCCAACCGCTGAAGCCCGGCCTGGTCACTCATGAGGTCAATCGCCCCAAACTCCTCCATGGTTAAGACCGGCCGTCCGATATTCTGGTCCTGATGGTCCAGACCGCACTGCCACGCGTCATAGCCCATCGTGCCAAATATCTCATTGATCTCACCTGCAAGCTGGCGAACCACCGTGGTTTTGCCAACCCCAGGTAGTCCAGCCAGGCAAACCACGACTGGCATCGGGCGAGTCACCTGATTTGAAAAGCGATCCTGGTGGGCCCGCTTAACCACGGAGCAGTCATTCATCAAGTCCGCCCAGCACTTCGCGCCAACTCCCTTCCCTTTTCCAACCTTTGTAGAGGCATAGTCATAAAGGGAGTTCACACTGGCAATTGGAAACGCCGGGTGCGATAACATGTGGGGCCGTTTGATCAAAAGGTTCTTAACGTCCATCATGAACGTGTGGGCTTCCTTCACGGTCATTGTAGCTGCCGGAGCGATCGTCTGTTGCAGGGCGTTCTTCACCGCGTCATAGGCGTAAAGACTATCATCTGCTGCTGAATGCAGCTTACCGGCATTGCTAGCCAATGCAAGAAAGCGATCAGCAGCCTTCTTAGCAAACTTGTTCTCAGGGAACAGAGATGCCAGGGCAACCAGGCCCGCCAAAAGGGCGCCAACCCAGCCTACCATTGTTTCCACACCCCAATCGTAAGTCCCCTTCATGGCCTCGAAAATCGAACCCTGGAGGGTGCCAGCGTGCCAATTCACGCACACGGGTTCGATGCACTTGCACTTGCCCTCACCATCATTCATGTAAGTGGTCAGTGCATCGGTTTGGGTGTCGTTTTGTTTCCCGGTCCCCAAGGTCGAATCGACCATCTTCCAGCCAAATATGGAAACACGTTCCTCGTGTACCACATCGTCCAACTTAGGGTGGTCACCAGCGAAGAAAAAGACGATCCGCGTCCCCTTCATCGCGCTGGCATCACTCACGGCCTGCGTTGCCTGGGCCCGGTCAACAAAAACCGCGGGGCTAATAAACAGCTCCGCCTTGTCAGGGGTAACCATATCAAACTTGGCACCCCTGGCCTTAGCCGCAGTCAGCGCTTGCAAGGCGTAGTTCTTCAACTTGCAATCCTCCGTGTCTATATAGACACGAACGTCACCAGTAAGCTTCAGATCCAGGGCGGCCGACCCAGCCGCCCCAGCGCTGGCCTGACCCACACGTGCCATGAGCTTTTCACCGTCATTCTTCCACCGGGACAGTTTGTCGCGGAGATCATCCCTGGCATCACCCAGGTGATTCTTCATCTTGTCAACGGCAGACTGCCGGCTGGATATTTCTTCTCCACCAGCCGCAACAGCTGCTTCAACCTTAATTGGGGGCTTTTCTTGCATCGCAGCCCCCACTGGCACCTTGGGCGCGTCTGCGCCCCCTGTTCCTGGCTCTTGCTCGTGGACAGCGTCACTGTCCTTTCGACTAACTAATGCAGCAAGACCTTTCAAGGCATCCACTATGATCTTCCAGTGGGAGAGAAGAGGACCCTTGTACGGCTCCAGCAATTGGGCCACGCAGCGTACAACGGTCCACTTTGAAGTGTGCCCGAGCATCTCACATATGATGTGAGCCAAAGTGACTGGTTTAACCACGTCAAAAATTTGGTTCACTGCTGTGAGTACCTCTATGGTACTTTCCTTCAAAGTGTCGATATTGGCAAGCGGATTACGCTTGACCAAATCGGCAAAATTTGAGCTCGATACTTCGAGCTCGGAGTCAATAATTGACTCTTTGTTTGTATTAACTGATTTAGAGACAGACATTATAAAAATGTTTGTAAACTTAAAATCATTAATGCGAATATTCGC